TTATACTTCTTATATATATATATATATATGTCACATCGTCGGCGCTCAACAAAAAAACATAAAATCACATATGATACTGTTCTGCTGGAAAGACTTATACGATTAAACGCAAATGGACTGGCTGAACCCGGAGAACCATTTGTCACGATTCAGGGTAGTAACTATTTTACTCCAGTTGGGTTCGAGAAATTAACCTGGTTTTCAAAATTGAAAGGTGCACACTTACCATACTTCAATCCTTTGCGGTGGGTGGTGCGAGATGAATTTAATTATGATAATACGTATTGGAGGCCATTAACGTTTGTCAAAGTATCCTTAGCTAATGCGGTACTGTCAAATATTGGAGTCGATAATGAAAATCCACAAGTAGCGATTTCAGATAGACCATCCGCTCTTTTCGATTTCGAACTTTCAAATTTGAATGGGGCATCTTTAGATAATGCACATAACTGCTGGTTGAAGTTTAAAGACTGTGATATGAAAAATACAAACTTGGAAGGGTTTGTCTCTCCTGAGGTATTTGATGGCGGTCGCGCGATCAAACCTCCGTATCAGCCAATGGTTATGGTGAATTGCGATGCGAAATATTTGAATATGTCACGCTCGAAAATATTAAAAGGAATATTCACAAAAAGTAACTACAACCATGCTACATTTAATGATTGCTTATTAGATGCACGTGTTGAAGATAGTTATTTTCAAAGTGCCACCTTTCATAATACACACATATTTTCATATTTTTCTAACAATAATTTCAAGAAAACGAGCTTTGTAGGTGTGACGTTTGAAAGAACTGTTTTTAGCGAATGCAATTTTGAAGGCGCCGAATTTTCAAACTTAAAAAATAAAACCGATAGCGATGATCTAAGTTTTGATGACTGTACGTTCCGTGGAACAATCTTCCGCAATGCAATCCAATGTGAGTTTGAGAATTGCGATCTCACCGGAGTGAGGTTTGAAGACGACAACATATCCAGTATGATATTTAAAACTTGTACGAAAGACGGAGAGCGATTCCCTCCTACTACGAATGTGCTTGGCCCACGGAAGAAATGGACGGATGAAGATTATGAAAAGTGCGACAACGAGTTAGTTGATTCTGTGGATAATGAAGACTACGATCCGCGTTATTATAAAGAGGACCCGATCACAATGGAGCCACTGAAGCGCGGAACAGAAATGGTCATGGTACAAAAAGGTGCAAATTTAAACCCCGATTGTTTCAATAGAGATGCTTTAGAGGGATGGTTTCTTAAAGAACTGGAACAAGGAAAAACATCTCTCACAAATCCGAAAAACAGAAATAAAATAACCAGTGATTTTTTTCATAAAAATGGCGGCTTTCCAGAACATTGGGCTCGGTTCACTGCTGGAGGAAGAAAAAAAACGAGAAAAGTTAAAAAATTGAAATGAGAAACTGGGTACAACTGAGTCAAAAAGAAAATGAACAAAGAACAAACCGAATTTATAGGATGTCTCAAAGAAACCTGTTATTGGACGCAACTTACGGTAGGTCCACATATGGCCGAAAAGTTCTATCAGCATATGCTGATTGCGAATTTGAAAGTGAGCGGATATGAAAATATAGTCTATGAAGATGTATTTTCATATAAGTTTGAGGATATGAAAGGAAACGTGATCCGTGTGGGACATGGTATGAACGCGAGGACGGATGTAGAACTACCCGATTTGAAAATCCTGCTGGAACTAAAAGCTGGCAATACACCTACAAAGTCTGAACATATAGCACAGTGCCGAAACTATTTGATTCATCGCACCGACTTGAATATGGGAATCGTGATCAACTTCATTTCAAAGGAAACTGCGGATAGTTGTCCGTATGTACAGATTGATGTAATTTCAAAAACGGGCAAGTTGATTGCATTAGGAGGAACAACATTCAAAGTACCGCAGTTCAAACAGTTTCCGCCCATATATACGAAACTACAACCATGTCTGGCTGAGTACGTCATAAAGGTGGGAAGTCCCCCTTAAACCCCCTGCGGGGTTGGCGGCGAGCGGAGCGAGCTTATTGTGATGCCATTCCGAAAGTTTTTTTAATGATGAAAGTATTTTAATAATCAATAAGTTTTTCAGTGCCATCATCATTTAACATAGGATTTTTCTTTCTTGTACTGGTATTCGTCTTAATCTTATTACATCTATTTGTGACTGGATTCAAATATTGGCCTTCTGGACATACCTTATTGTTGACCACTTTTTTCGGTTCTGATTTATTTTTAGTACTGGTATTTGTCTTAATCTTATTACATCTATTTGTGACTGGATTCAGATATTTACCTTCTGGACATACTTTATTTGGTGCTGATTTCTTTCTTGTACTTGTATTCGTCTTAATCTTATTACATCTATTTGTGACTGGATTCAGATATTGACCTTCTGGACATACCTTAGTGACAACTTGTTTCAGTGATGACTTAGCCTTTGGTTTCGCTTTCGCCCTTGGTTTCGGATTTGGCAGAAGTGGAGTAGGTGGGCTCGGTGGAGTAGGTGGGCTCGGTGGAGGTGTTGGTCCAGGAGACGGTTCAAAAGAAGAAATGGGGGATTTGAAACCTTCTAATTTTTCCATTTTTTCTAAAATATCCAGTTTCTTTGACAAATCTTCAAAGCGGCGCTGGTTATGTTTAAATTTTGTCATTTGTTCTTTTATAAATGCAATTTTTTCGGGAATGGTTTGAGTCCCTGCTATGATTTCCATTTCTAAATTGCGAATATACTTAAACTCGGTGTTAATTTTTGCTTTCTCCTCTGCGGTCGCATTATTCCATCTACATTGAAAATCAACATTAGTCATGGGTTTATTAAACAAAATAGAGTAATATTTATCTAATTTATCCGAAATGTGGTTCGAATATCCTTCAATAATATCTTTCATGTACTGTCCTCCTAAAAGCTTTCCTCCTTTTTTATATACGATTTCTACGATTTCTTTACTAGACAATGCTGGATTTGCCAGTGCTAATTCTGTAAAAAACAAGGACCACGCCGCGCAATATCCGCCAACCGTTTCTTGTTTATTTGGTATCGCGCATTCAAGGGATTGAAAACCTCTTATATGTGGACATACTTTGAATGATTCAACCAACTCTACTTCATGAATATTTGCTTCTTTTAAATGCATATTAAGCTTTCTGCAAAAGATGGCGGTTTCAGAAATCACTATATCTCTTTCATTATCTCCATCAAATAAATTTGTAACCGCGAGACTTCCAAAATAAGCTCCATGCGGTTCAAAATGTTCCAATACATTCGTCGTTTTTCTATAGATAAGAACATTTGCGTGACCAGAAGCTCTACCAGTTAGAATATAAAATGGTATGATGATGATTTTAACCCCTCTCTTGATACATTTTATCATTTGTTGAGAGATTGAATTATACTTTTCTATGTTGGAAAATGAATTTACCAGATCTATATAAAGCCCAGTATTATTGTAAAAATCAAGTGTTACTACACACTCCGATTTATATTTCTTGAAAAGATAAATATAAAACAAGGACAATACAATATGATGATTTGTGTATTTTTTCAAATCTGCATTGTTCTTTGAAAAGTAGTCTATTTTTTTCTCAATGTATTTTTTGCATTTATGTTTTGAACGAGCATTTGGAGCGGGGATCGGTTCAGGCCAATTCAAGTCCATCTATATAATGAATATAGAAATAAAAAACAAATTTAGTCTCGTCTGTATGTGCCACACAACACATCCCACCACATAAAAATATGTCCGTAGTTACAATGAAAATATTGATGATGTAGTTGATGATCTTTAGATGTTCCGATGAGACATATTTGGAAAAACGGTTCCCATGGATGTAAATAGTCTGAATGAATCAACACAAGAGAAGCAGAGTAAACCGTACCAAATGCAATATAAGTCGGCGTGTTTATGTCTCTCACCACTTGCGAAGTGATCACCAATGGCACTAACACCATGAAACATGTATCTATAACCGATCCATCAAATGCATTGAACCATTGTGGATGTATATATTTATGGTGATATTGGTGTCCTATACGATACAACGGTTTCCAATAGTGTTCTATACGATGCATCACATATTGACCAGCATCTTGAACTATCAACTGTGACCCTACCAATGTCCATTGTATTGATCCATCACGAACGTAATAGGAAGAAGGCAACCACCCGCCATACCAAGAAACGCTTAAATATATCCCGAGTAATAAGATACCTTCGGTTTGTGACAAATGAGACATCACTGCATGTGCAAAATCATACTTTCTTGGCGGATGATAATACCACCAAATATAACCTATTAATGCGAATTGTCCTAATATCACAGATCCAATGCCCCATAAAAGACCAGTTGAGTTTGCGACAAGATTCATGTTCTGTATAATACATTATAAGTTTGTATTGGCTAAAACAAATGCTTTTTTCTTATGATTACATCCTTTTTTCAAAATATCGTAATCTACTTTGGCCGAATTACCCGCTGTTATCGCACTCGCTAATCGTGCGAGACCCCATGATTGCGGTGTTTGATTCGGTCTGGAACCAGATGAATAATACGCTCCTTCTCCTTTCTTAACAATTTGCTTCAAAGCATGTATAGAACAACCTGTTTTTAAGGCGAGTTCTTTATTTGGTTTTATGGTATTGACATTGTATATTCTATAAGCATTGCTCAGATGTTTTGATTTTTTGCTTTTGAAAGAGGCTACACGTTTTCGCGTATAATATTGTTTTTTCTTGTATAGTCTTTTTGATTTCCTGAGCATGTAAAGGACCTTCTTTTTATCTTTTCTGGTTAAACTGTTCGGTACATACCGTAATAATATGGCCATTCTCAATATAATATAATATATTGAGAAATTTGACGTTCAAAGACTGACTCTCAAAAATGTCTTGACACTCAGAGTTAATAATCCGTCGGGCTACGCCACACCCAATTAGTCGGGGGTCATAGGGGGGCTACGCCACTACGCCACACCCAATTCGTCGGGGGTCATAGGAGGGCTACGCCATAGGGGGGCTACGCCACTACGCCACACCCAATTCGTCGGGGGTCATAGGAGGGCTACGCCATGATAGGGGGCTACGCCACTACGCCACACCCAATTCGTCGGGGGTCATAGGGGGGCTACGCCCCCCTAAAGTGTTTCAAATCATAAGTGAACGGATTTTGTTTGAATTCTTGGATCACATCAGGTGAATTCCGATCAACTTGTTCATATTCATTTCTCAAGTTTTGTGCTCCCATCATTGTCGTGCCGACTTGCTGTTTCGGACCAGCAGTTTGGGTCAATGGACGCGTATTTTTTGACTCTCCCATACGGTTACGCATATTAATTTCCGCATTCGGTATATTCATACTCCCTTGCACCATTTGTCCTTGTATCGTTGAAGATTTCAAGTCATTATTACGTTGCCTATATTCTGCATCGTATGGTCTTAATCCGCGAGTTCCTTCGGCTGCACTGGATCCACCAACATAATATGTACTGGTGGTATCGCGCTGTTGAGAACCTGCTCTATGATCGGTAGTTTCATATGCACCACCACGTTGATTGGAATTGACACCAGGTATGAATTTATTAATCTCAGTCGTCTCTCTGTTATTAGGGTCAGGTTTATCAGCCGGATTAAATAAATAAGACGATGAAATATTCGTGTGAGCATTTTGGTAGGGACGTAAAGATCCAATCACGTTTTGTCGTCTGGACGGTCGCAATTCATCTAATAATGGCGCAATGACCGCACCGATCGCTCCACTGAATGCACCGAAATAGGTTTCTTCAATACCACGGTTATTCGGATACGCTTTTTTGGATTTACTTTCGTAATCTTCTTCCAGTCCTCCGTGTTTACCTGTTAATGTAGCGATACCCAACGGAACCATCCCCAGATCCATATGTTTGGACTCCACATATTCTCCGGTCTGGTATGTTTCGGGTAAATGAGTCCCGGCGCCTCCAGTATAGGAAACCGATGTTTCTGGACGATGTGTATGTCTGTCGATTGGAATTGCATGCATAGTTTGTCCTTTTTCAACCCCGGTCGTGGTGAAATATCTTTCTGGTCCAACATCCCATGTACGCTCTACTCTGTTTTTTTCCATATGTCCTATTTGCCCGACATCTCCTATTTTTTTTATGGAACTATTTGCCGGGCCTTCGTGGCCCAATATAGCGACTCCTCCTGCCCGAGGATTATTCGTGGTACGCAACTCATTCACCCCTTTAGGCATCCATTGTTCTCTCGCGGCCATACCGGAGTTATATCCCCCACTTCCTTCAGAAGAAGCACCTTGACCTAATCCCGGTCCGACCTGAATACTTTCAAATGGTTTTGTGTTCGCCATACGTGAACTCGGATTAACACGAGATTGGTAAAAATCGTTTTTATTAGGGGCTCCGTGAGTATAATGAAAGTTTTCTCCGGGAGAAAAAAGCGGAGACTGTTCTGCTTTGCTAATAGATTGTGTTCCTGTTCCGACATAATTATCCAAAACGCCTTCGGTAGAGTTGGAATCCAATATGGTAGATCTGTTTTTGGCACCGAAAAAGGGAGTCATATTATTATGCTGGAAGTAATTGGAGTCGACGCTTTTACCAGTCATGGAAGTAAAAGAGTTCGTCCCTGTGGATTTAGGATAGACATCTCCATTGAAATATTTGTCGGTATATACGGAAGGAGTGTCGTATTTATTTATAGTAGATAGTTTGGAAGTTTGGTCAATCTCGGCGGAGGAGATGGGATATTCTGTAGGATAGTTTTTATTGGGTATATCCGTATTCGGTAATTGTTGTTGTTGTGTCTCAAAACCTTCGTTGACTTGAGTTTTTATTTGATTTTGAGTTTGGTTCGACAAAACTGAGTTCGTCTTTGATGCCATATAAAGTCCACCCAATGCGATAATGGGGATAGCGAATTCCATTATTATATACTTACCAAATATAAAATAACAACTGAAAAGGTTACCCAAACAAAAAGGTTTCCTAAACATATTGTATAAATGGTAAGCGACGACTTTTTGAAAGCCGCGATAGCGACAATACTGATTGACATTGGACTTTTTTATATCGTATGGACGACTCCGATAATAAATTGGTTCGACAAAGGATTTATATATATCGTATTGTTTAGTCACATTTTGTTCTATTATGCCCTCTACTTCAATAACGATGTTTTGATTCAATACTTACATTACTTGATTTTTGCGTCGTTGTCGGTTAGTATTTTCCTTGAAAACACGAAACTGGTCATGATATGTTTGGGCTTGTTGTTGACAATTCAAGTACTATGGATAATAGAAAACCGTTGTATATTAAATAAAAACGGCTTTGAGTTCGGGTATAGTAAAGAACTCAGTATTGCGGTTTTATTATACACGGTGTTTCTGTCCATAAAAGTAGGGGGGCGCAGCCCCCCTAAGACCCCCTAAAAATATATGACCCACGAGAGTAGCCTGATAATAACTATAGCATTATTATCACCCCCGATCCGCCATAATGGGGGGGTTAGAGGGGGGCTTCGCCCCCCTCCGTAACAATCTGGTTTGAACATTCGTCATCAAGGGAATTTCTAAATTCAGCTGAGGATTCAATAAAGGGTTTTCCCATTTGGATTGTTCCAAGTCTCTATACATCCAAGCCGGGTGTGTCGCTCTTGATTCTTCCACGTATGGTTCTGCGGTAGGATATGCACGCATGGCAGATGATTGTACAGCATGAGTTTTATAATTGTTTTTCTGAATATCATCTCGTGTTAAGGGCCGCGTCAATCCTTTTAAATCACTTTCTAAATTGATGGTATTGTTATGTAAATTCGCACCCCACATTTGCAATCTCTGGTTCGGATCCTCATAAAACGGCATATTGATTCCTGGTCCCGGCCGATTAAGTTGATATCGTCCTTCAAAGGTGGAAATGTCCAATCTTTTCTCAATTCTTATAGGATCATCGTGGAACCGCGTAAAAGACATATACATATATGCCACGAAAAAAGAACATAAACAATTTACATGTACAAAATCAGCGATGGCAACGCCTAAACTATGTCTGAATATGATTGTGAAAAACGAATCAAAAATTATAAAAAGATTATTGGAATCCGTTACTCCTGTCATAGATGCCTATTGTATTTGCGACACGGGATCTACGGATGATACCGTAAATCTGATAGAATCCTTTTTCAAAACGAAAAATATCCCCGGCAAAGTGATAAAAGAACCGTTCCGAAACTTTGAATATAATCGTTCATTTGCTCTAAAGGCATGCGACGAGTTTACCGATATAGACTACATTTTGTTAATGGATGCAGATATGATTTTATGGATGAATAAAAAAGTTACCCCCGAAAGCTTCAAAAAATTATTGATGACAGGACAGGATTGTTTTTATATATTTCAAGGGAGCGATTCCATGTACTACAAAAATACGCGCATCGTGAAAAACAAAGCGGGGTTTTCATATAAAGGTGTGACGCACGAGTATGTGGAATTGCCCCCGAATGCGAAACAAGGAGTATTGGTGAAAGATCTGGTATTTATTAAAGACATAGGAGATGGAGGATCAAAATCCGATAAATTTGAACGAGATATGCGATTGCTGAAAGAAGGATTGAGACAAGATCCGAAGAATGAACGTTACATGTTTTATCTGGCGAATAGTATCAAAGATTTGGCAAGCACTCATACATACCAGACGGAATCCGTTTTGTCTCAAATAAGTCGCAGCTGCCAAGAATTGGCCAAGTCATTTGAATCTCAACCGGCCGTGTTGGAAATGATTCAAAACATGGATGTATTGCAAGAAAAAGTGAAAGGCGAACAAGAAATCATGCGCAAAGGATATTTGAACGAGGCGATTGAGTGGTATTTGAAGAGAATAAAAGCGGGGGGATTCTGGGAAGAGATTTGGTATAGTCACTATAATATTGGTCATGCGTATTTTCATTTGAAAGACCACGAGAAAGCCTTGTATTATTTCCATAAGGCGTACGTTTTGTTTCCTCAACGCGTGGAGAATATATACGAAATCGTGAAATACTATAGAGAAAAAGGAGACAACGAATTGGCCATATATTATTATCAACTCGGAAAAGAATCAATGGAAAAGTATCAGAGTAGAGACTACTTGTTTATACAAAAAGATATATACGACTACAAACTGGATTATGAAATGAGTATTTTGGGGTATTACACAAATCCAAACAACCTGGACATGGGTAAATTTTCAACGGATATTCTTGGCCAATACATTCACATGGATGAAGGTATAGTTCGGAACATCATATCAAACTATAAATTTTATAGTAAAGCATTGAGAGATGTTGCAAATGATAACACAAGTCAGTGGAGAACGACATTGGCAAGTATTGGCAAGTCTCAAAAAATTTCTCCGGAATTTAATAGTAGCACACCTACATTTTGTAGTGTAGACAAGAATCGGTATTATGGATTGGTTCGGTATGTAGATTATAAAGTGAATGCGACGGGTGGATATGATCAACGAGACAAGATCAAAACGATCAATGTGATGGCATTAGTCTCGAAAAAACAGGACGGCAAATGGACTATCGATATGGAAAAAACGCTGAAGTACGATACATCCCACGACAATGTATATGTTGGGTTAGAAGACGTGCGCTTATTTTACCATAAACATACAGACAAGATATATTATACGGGAAATCGCGGATTAAGTAACGGCAAAATGGTTATAGAACACGGATGGATTCATAAGATCGGGTTCAAGACGGAAGAATCGCGATTTTTGAAAATAGAGAACCAACAAACGATAGAGAAGAACTGGGTCATGTTTTCGTACCCCGAAGACCCGGTGCCCATTTATATGATTTATAATTGGTATCCACTGACAATAGGCAAAGTGAATGGCGATACATTGGAAATAACTGCGAAAAACGACACGCCGTATTTGTTTAGACATATAAGAGGTTCCACTGGTGGTGTCGAAGTAAACGACGAGATATGGTTTTTATGCCACGTTGTCTCGTATGAAGAACGAAGATATTACTATCATATTATGGTCATGTTGGACAAAACGAGTCTTCAACTTCGTCGGACGTCAAAAATGTTTACGTTTGAGAAAGATAAGGTGGAGTATTGTTTAGGAATGGACGTTGAAGGAGATGATGTGAGATTCGGTATAAGTATCATGGATCGCGAAACAAAGTATATGTCGGTTTCTAAGAAATGGTTTTAGGGATTAATATAATAAACATTATTGTATATGAAAACAAAACTTTGCGTTGTATTTGATATAGATGAAACGTTAATTCATTTTATAAGCCCCCCGAATATTGAAGTATGGAACCAAACATCTGAAGTCCACAAGAAAAACATGAATTATGCTGCCGATAGTACGGGCGGTAAACTTAAGATCATTATTTTTAGACCGTGTATCAAAGAGATTTTCAAGTATTTTATGGAGAATCGTGATACGATATCAGTAGGGCTGTGGACATACTCTGAGAGAGATTATGCGCATGATATCGGAGAGGCAATACGTGAATTATGTGGGTTGCCAAAGGATTTCTTTTTGTTTAGATATGGAGTGGAAGATATGGGAGACGAGTCGTACCCGAAAGATTTACGAACAATATATGCAAATTTTCCGGAGTACAATGTGTTCAATACGTTTTTAGTAGACGATGCTTATAAAAATTTGATCCACGATATAAATAAACAAAACTCTATTCTTATTGCGCCGTATGGTCCATATAGTCACGAGAAAAAGAGAGAGTTTGCCACATCTGCTGACCATAAGAAATCAAAAAAAGACACCGTATTGAGAGACGTTATGAAAATATGCAAAGCGGTCGTGAATGACATAGAAGGATGCGATGCAGAAGACATAAAAACGGGATTCAAAACCGAACATGTATTTGCACCTCACCGAGTCAAACGAATGAAACTTGATCCTTATTTTAAGACATATCAACAGAAGAAAAACATAGAAATCATGAATATCGGTAATGCTATAGAATACGAAGTTTTTGGAATAAAGAAGACCGTGAAAACGAAAAAAAAAACAAAGAAATCAAATTCAAAAACAAAATCAAAATCAAAATCGGATTCATCCGACTACGGGCTCAACCGACTAAATATCTAATTGACACGTATTTTTCCCTTTACATGTCCCAAACGTTTTCCGGTGCAAATCTGTTATACCATATTGAAGAATCGCATCAATATGTTGTTTCGTTCCATATCCCATATGTTTATCCATTCCGTACAATTCCGACAATTTCGGAAATTCAACGCACAATGCTCGTATGTAATCATCGCGGGCGACTTTTGCCAATATGGATGCTGCGGCCATAGACGCATATTTATTATCACCGCCGATAAAAGTTTCATAAGAAATCCTCGTGCCATTATGGTAATATGGCGGAAAATCGTTTCCGTCAACACATAAGAAGAAAGAATCCGCGGTATAATCGGACAACTTATTAATACACTCTCGCGCGCATTCGTGCATCCCTTTTAAAACGGCTTCTCTAATATTTATTTCGTCTATTTCCGCGGCTTCCACAAATGCAATATGATACGCGACTGCATTTTCACGGATGTCCTTATAAAGGCTTTGAAGTTTTTTTTTCGTGAGTTTTTTGCTGTCTCGAATTTCGGACGTATCCATATGTTTAGGTAAAATAACACCGGCAATATAAACACGTCCAAACAAAGGACCTCGTCCGGCTTCGTCGATTCCAATTTCAAAGAGGTGTTCATCCTCTTTGTAGTATTTGGGCAAAGGCTCTTTCATGGAATATAGATTTGGTCGTAAATATAAAAAATCAATTTTATATATTCATTATATATATTCATGGTTCGGTTAAGTGCTTTGTCACTATTTTTCATACTTTTAGGAGTCATTTTAATCGGGTTTTTGATGAATTGCACGTGGGAATCTTTCACAGCAGCGAAGGAAGGATTCACAAGCGATTTTGCGAATTCTACAATAGTATCTTCTGAGTTAAACGGTAAATACTCGGTAAACAATGTGAAAACTGCGAAATTAACGGAAAACTTGTTCTTCGACCCCGTGGAAAAAGTATTAATTGGCGTTACGGGTGCAGTTTTAAATATGAAACGAAAGGACGGCACCGACCTTTCTTATAATACAAACACAACTTCCAAAATCGTGACGGATATGGGAGTGGGGTCTGTAAGTTTCACAGATTCAAGTTATAATATTATATTGCCATCCGATTCTGCGACGTCTTGGGCGAGTAAAACTATCGCCGATGCAAAAACGCGATTCAGAGATCATCCCGACAACAAATACCTGTATATGGATATAAGTGGAAGCACATTGTTCACGGATGCGGCCGTCCTTTCCGCATCAACTCAAGTCCGTTTCTTTTATTCTACTGGTACAGTACCTAAAGTGGTAGCGATGGATACTACATCATACCCTTCGTTAAGCACCACCACAGAACCAACAACTCATCGGTACAACCGGACATATGCTCCAAATGGAATGGCAGTGTCATCCGCAACCACCGGATCTGGTCCAATTGCATTCGGATGGCATACACCAAATGGAATCGGTATAGTATCTATCCCACTATTTGTAAACGGACTAAGTACAAATACAACGTTTATTCATGTGATGGACATAACGAATAATAATCATATAGGCGCATTTTACTTCAAAGGAAATGAAGTAGAAGTGTACAAATTTTCAAATAAAACTATTGTAGGAACGGATAAAGCCATTCCAACGGATACGAATCAAGGAACTACTACGAATACAGAGGTGGTTTTTGCAAAAGATATATCTGGATTGACTCTGCCGTTTCATGTTTCCGATTCAGAATTGTATGCGGACGCGTATCATGATACCGCGAAAAGTTTAATCTATCTTGCGTGCAAAGTGGGTAATGATGCGCATCAAACGTATGTTAAAATTTCCGGGACAGAGAAAACCGTAAGTATTGTGAAAACACAGACTACGTTTGGAATGAGTTCATCGGCAAGTACAAGTACCAGTACAAGTACCAGTACCAGTAGTAGTGATTATAGTAGTATTGGAAATGATAGTTTTTCAGAATTAACAAAGGCGGTAGATCTGGTGAAAAAAATGCAAATGTTATTCGGATCGCAAGATAGTAATTATTTGCTGAAAACAGAAGTCGTCCCACCAGTATGCCCCACATGTCCTTCTTGTTCTTCTTCGGACGGAGTATGTACGAATTGCGGAGGAAATGGAGGAAGTGGTTCAAAAAGCACAAACAATACGAATATCATCCGGAGTGGTGTCGGCGGTGTGACGGATGTTGGCCGGGATGCAGTAGCGGGAACAGTAGAACTCGGTAAAGGTGCAGTGGCAGGAGGATTAGGATTGGGACTCATTGGTGCTTCAGCGGTTTCCAATGTCGCATCTGGCGCGAGTAATTTCGTAAAAGATAGTGGAAGTGGTATAGGTCAGTTTGCAAAAGATTCTGCATCTGGAGTATTCAATGCCACAAAAGAAGTGGGCTCTGGTGCATACGGCGCAACAAAGGAAATTGGATCAAGCGCATATGGTGTTGCCAAAGATACAGTTGGAGGGACAATTGGACTCGGTCGTGAAATAGTCGGAGGAGTTATAGGAAGAGGAAATGGTTATGAAAACTCATATGGCGGTCCGCAATTCCAGAATCAAGATCCTAATCAAGGAGGATATTTGCGACCTCAACCACCACAATCCCAAGGACAAGATCCATACTCGTACTATGGCTCTGTGCCTCCGAGAGAAGGTAGACAAAACTATATACCACGAACCGCCGATTTCAGTTCATTCGGCAGATAGATCGTTCAAATAAATATAAACAAATGCGTATATTTATTAAAATGACACTGGATAATATATTACAGCGAGAGACGATAAAAAAGGACATCATTTCGTTTTTGGAAAACTTTGAAAATACGTGGAAACTGAATACTTCAAAAAAGGGAATATATTTGTATGGACATCCGGGTTCGGGCAAAACGCAGTTCATCACGGAGATCCTGAAAAAACTGGATTACGATATTATTGTGTATAATGCAGGAGACGTTCGCAACAAAGCCTTGTTTCAGACGATAGATTGTAATAATGTCTCAAATCGTAATGTATTGGACCTGATGAGTCGTAAGGTAAAGAAAATTGCAATACTCATGGATGAAATTGATGGAATGAATAATGGAGACAAGGGCGGGATTGACGCACTGATAAAATTAATCCGTCAAAAGAAGACTAAAAAACAGAAGAACGAAAATACGACGCTGAACCCGATTATATGTATTGGAAATCACGAGAGTGACAAGAAAATACGCGAACTTATGAAAGCGTGTCATGTATTTGAAATGAAATCCCCCACCAATTCTCAGATTTCACAGTTATTGACGAAACAATTGCCGCCGTATAGTTCGTTTCATCCTGAATTCAAAACGTCTATTCAACAGTATATCCAAGGGGATTTGAGGAAAGTCAATTTCTTGCTGGAGTTATGGCATAAAAAACCAGAAATGGTCACGCCGCATATACTGAAAAACATATTCCACGTGAAAATATCAAACGAAGATGCGAAACATGTGACATTGAAATTGCTGAAAGATCCGATACCGCTGTCAGATCACAATATATTCATGAACGAAACAGATCGGACGACAATATCGCTCATTTGGCATGAAAACATAGGCAATCAATTGTCTCAACAGCCCATTGAAGAGGCTTTTCCTTTTTATTGCAAGATTTTGGACAATATGTGTTTCGCGGATTATATTGGCCGTATCACATTCCAAAGCCAAATCTGGCAATTCAACGAGATGACGTCTCTCATCAAAACGTTTTATAATAACCGGTTGTATCACGATAAATTCGTGCCGAAACCAATCGTATTGGAAAACATTGAATTCACGAAAGTGCTCACGAAATATTCAACCGAGTATAACAACCAATTATTTCTTCAAAGTTTGTGTAGTCGTATGACCATGGATAAAAAAGACGTGGTGTGTTTTTTCCAAGAACTGCGGTGTGTATACGGAGAACAGTTTTTCCTGAACACCGAAAAGATGAATCTCTTGGATTTATATTTTCAAAAAGATGAGATGGATTCTCTTGATATCAAACGGATATATCGGTTTTTAGACAAGAACGTGAAAAAAGAAGACGTCACCGAGATTTACGAGAGCGACGAAGATTTGCTTTAAACAATTTCCTGGATGGGTGCTGGTATGGGTACTTCAGGAACAAGTTTAGATGACGAGAGAATTTGTACTGATACATTACTATCTCTTTTGACCTTTTCCTTTTCCTTCTCTTTCATCGTTTTTATTTCTTCCGTAAGACGACTGACAAGTCCTTCCAGCATTTGAATCTTTCTTTCACGTTTGTCCAATTCAACGTAGTGGTCAAGCTGCGAAAGTTCGTTGAGTTTGTCGGAAAGAATTTTGATATCGGCTTGTTGTTTTTGGATCACCTCAAGGATCTCTTGTTGCGTCATGGGTCTTGGTTCTTCTCCTGGTTTTTGCATCATAATCTGACCGCCTTGATTGTTTTTCATCATAAGTGCTCTCTCTGCCTCCAGTTCTTTGATTTGCTTTAGCACGTCCGGTTTCATAATAGGATCTCCATGTTTATAGTTGTCCAGTTCTTTGTCGATGTCCTTTAGGAAAAACGATTTTATTTGGGCTTCGTATGGATGTTTAATGAACATATCTATCGTTTTGTTGGATTCGCGGAACAACTCGTTGGGATTGTCCAGCAGCTTTTTCTTGTCGAATGTATTTTGAATATGAGAGAACACCAAAATGGTTTTCAATGGATCCAACTGAACGAAAGGAACCGTATAATTCAACAGAAACTCTCTTTCTTCCGCCAACGACGCATTTTCGTTGTATTTCGTTTTGGCTAATAGTTCTTTGCGGAAAGCGAAAGTTCCTGCGGTGGCATGGTTTGGTCCATAGGGTCCTCCTTGATACATTTTTTGGATATGTTTGAAATAAACGTAAATCTCACTTGAACCTGCACACAGAGCGGTTGGGTTCTTCTGCAGCATTTCTACCGCATGAGAGATTCTTTCTGGAGGATAATAATCGTCGTCGTCCATATAAACAATAATAGACCCGGTGCATTTCGAATGAGTAAGATTTCGCTTTGCACCGAGCGTCATTTTCTTGTCAACGCGAAAATATTTAACTTGAGGAATATTCGCCGCTTTGAAAACATCTTCCACGTTATCTGTACCGTCATCAACAACAATCCATTCAATGCGATCACGAGGATAGGTCTGGTTAAGTACGCATTTTATGGTGGTGGGAAGAAAAGGTCGGCGATTGAATGTAGGGGTACAAATCGAAACCAACGGTAATTTCTTCTTATTTTTTGCCATATAAACAATATATAATTTAATCGTTTATATGTTTTCACGGGGTTAGAACTTATTTTTCTTATTCATACCCCATTGTCAAAAGAGGACTTGATGTTGGGCGAAAAAAATGTCGCGAGATCGGAAAAGCCAAATCCATTTCCAGTATGTCCGACCCCATTTCCAGTGTTTGGTGGTGGACGATTGAAAGAAAACATTTGGAATGGTTCTTCTCCTTTAAAATAAGATTTATAGAGTTCGCAACATATTAACAAAAACAGAAAATTAAGTACAAAAAACGAATACCGGAGTTCTCTATTTTGAAGCATGAACCAAGGAATGAAGGTGGTCAAACATTTCCATAAAAAGAATATTGTCAATATAAAAGAAAACATGAGGGAGTTGTTTTTGAAAATAAACTTATGGAAAAAACTATTAGTATCCGTAGAGTTAGGTAGGTAACCTTCTAAATCAGACTGAACCGTATACATCTGGATACCTTCTTTATTTTTTATTTTATTGAAAACACCGAAATTAACGAA